TGGTTGACCTTGCTGGAGTCGCTGGTGCAATGAATCCTATCGGTAAAGCTGCGCTGAGAAATGTGGCTGAACAGGTACAGAACAAAACTGGCATTATTGGTAGGAATGTGATTGACCCTAGACAGCAAATAATTACTTATCATGGCTCACCTCATACCTTCCCACCAACAGCTAATAATCCGTTAGGTGAGTTTGACCCAATGAAGGTAGGAACAGGCGAGGGCGCGCAAGCCTATGGCGTTGGGGCTGGATATTTGGCTGAAGCTCCTGCTGTGGCAAAAGGTTATAGGCAAACAGAAGGAATGTATAAGCGAGTAACAGGAGGGATGACCAATAAAGAAGAATTTATTGCAGATCACCTAAGTCAAGGCCGTCCAGAGACAAGCATTCTTGATTTGTACGCGCAGAAATACGGCGGTTCATTTGATGACGCTATGAAAGATTTAATTAATGTAAAACAGATGTACGGCACTGGCAACCTCTACAAAGTAGACCTACCAGACGAACACGTTGCAAAGATGTTGGATTGGGATAAGCCATTGAGTGAGCAGCATCCTAGTGTGCAATCAGCACTAGCAAAATTAGACCCAGATATTTATCATCCAAAAGGTGATGAATATTCTCCAGATGAGGTTGGAGCAGAGATTTATTTAAGAATGGCAAATAGCCCTCTAGCTAAAAACCAATCTGATGCTTCTGAAGTTATGCGTAATGCTGGCATTACAGGCATACGCTACCTAGATGCTGCTAGTAGAGATGCTGGCAAAGGTACATCTAATTTCGTGGTATTTGACCCTAAGCACATGAACATTCTTGAGCGTAATGGTGTAGGCGGTGCAATGATGCAGCGACCTAAACTGCAAGTTAAGCCACCAAAAGAAGATATTTATTCTGTTGCAGATGCCAACTTCAGCATGGGCATTCCTTCTGGGAATAAGACTGTAAAGATTGGCACACTACAAGGGTCTATGTCATCTGCGGCAGGAGATGCCGAAAGAGTTAAGAAGTTGGCGGGTCAAATGTCTGCTGACGGCGGTTATATTGAGAGGCTAATTGTCGATCAGAATGGAAATGTAATAGAGGGCCAGCATAGGCTTAATGCGTTGCGCTCCCTCGGTGTTACTGATATTCCCGTTTCTGTAATACAAGATGCTTCACCAACATACGACCTTTTAATGAAATCAGGAAAGCTGCGGTCAGAACACGCAAGGCAGATTGTGCGAGATTCAGCAGATATGCTTAAATCTGAGGGAGGAGACGTTAGTGCTGTTCTATCAGGTTATGACTTGCCGAAAGGTTATGAGCAATATTTTATGGACGCTGTAAACGATTTATCTAAACCAAATGCTAAGGCTATGAGTGCGCCAGATAATGTAGGCGGCGCTATGATGCACAGACCTAAGACAGAGTTCGAGATACTGCATGACACAGCACAGCGAAATGCTGCGCTACCAAAGGATCAGGGTGGACTAGGACTGCCAGCAAATAATACCTATATAGACAGAGCGGGTGCGATGGGTGCGGTAGACTATTTGCATGGCACACAAAGATTAGACAGATTACTATCTGGTAAAAATTTAGACCCTAAAAGAGCTACATCTGGGCCTATGCCATTTGGTACAGACACACCACCTGTTGCATCTAGTTACGCTATGAACAAACAAGACACTAGCAGAATGGCTAGTAACACAGGTGATTTAGCAGAATCCTTCCAAGTATCTCCCAAATCACTTGGTTTAAGAGGGAAAAATCCATACACAGTAGAACAAAGCTGGAATCTATTGTCTCCAGAAGTTAAAGCAGATATTTTAGATAAGTCTCGCAGAATTGGGTATGAAAATCCAGCACAAGGAGAGGGCGCATGGACATTGCATCCAACATCACAAGGAGCGCCATTCTCTCCCAGCCATTTTGACTACGAATTAAAGGCAGCTAAAGGAAACCCGTTAGCCGCACTAAGAAGCGTGTACGGAGAAAGCGGTATGTTAGATGCGTATGCCCCATCTGAACTAGCTGATATTTACAAATTAGCTGGATACCCGCACGAAATTAGTCAAGCCAATGCTCCGTGGACATCTGCACAAGGTGTGTTGACAGGCAAGGCCATGATAAATAACCCATTAAAGACAAGTAATGTTGAAGAGATTAGAAGCACAGTCATACCTGCGTTAAAAGAAGCGTTTGCAAAAGATAAGACAAGACTAAAAACATCTGGTTCTGACGAGTGGGCAAAAGATGCTAGATATACGCCTAAAGATTGGGTAAATCAGTTAGAACAAGACTTAGCTAAGGGTGATAACTCTTATGTTTGGACTTCTATACCAGACAAGGTAACAGATCAGATAAAGAAATTAGGCTATCAAGGAATTATTGATACTGGCGGTAAAGGTGGTGATCTTTATGGTCATCAAGTAGTTATACCATTTCAACCATCTCAAGTACGTTCCCGCTGGGCCGCTTACGATCCATTCCGTAGACATGAAGCAGACATTCTTGCTGGTGTAGGTGTTGGCGGGATGTTAGACCCTCAAGCAATAGCTGAAGCACTTAGACAACAGGACAGAAAATGACCGAAACTCCAATCGAGAAGTATCTGAACGTAATCGGTAGCTACGACAACGAGTACAAGAAGTGGGAGGCTCGTGCTGCAAAGATCGTTAAACGCTACAGAGATGACAATCGCAGTCAGAACTCTAACGAAACTGCAAAGTTTAATATTCTCTGGTCAAACGTACAGACTCTAGTACCAGCGGTCTATTCCAAATTACCTATGGCTGACGTATCAAGAAGGTTTGGAGACAACGACCAAGTAGGCCGTGTTGCCTCACAGATCATTCAGAGAGCGATTGACTACGAGATTGAGCATTATCCAGACTTCAGAGCAACCATGAAGAATGCGGTACAAGATCGCTTTCTTGGTGGTCGCGGTGTTGCATGGGTACGCTACGAGCCGCATCTAATAGAGCGTGATATGCCGGAGGACGGGCTACAGGTCACTGAGGACGCTGATGAGGTAGAGAACGATACAGCAGAGACTTATGAAGAGATCGAGTACGAATGCGCTCCTACAGACTACGTTCACTGGAAGGATTTTGGTCACTCAGTAGCGAGAACATGGGAAGAGGTCACGATAGTATGGCGCTGGGCTTACATGACGCGAGAGGCGCTTATAGAGCGTTTTGGCGAGGAGTCTGCAAAGAAGATACCTTTAGACAGCGGCCCACAGACACTAACTTCCTATGGTCAATCTAGCAAAGAGCATACCCGCGCAAAGATATGCGAGTTATGGGATAAAGAGACAGGAAAGGTCTACTGGTTCAGCAAGAACAGCAACTACATCATAGACGAGCGTGATGACCCTATTGAGGTAGAAGGCTTCTTCCCTTGTGGCAAGCCTTTGTACGCTACTTTAACCTCTGATTCTCTCGTGCCTGTACCTGACTTTGTGCTGTATCAAGATCAGGCTACTGAACTGGACATTTTAAGCGACAGAATTGACGGTTTAGTTAAGGCTCTGAGGGTACGAGGAGTATATGACGCAAGCCAGCCAACGCTACAACGTCTACTGACAGAGGGAGACAATAATACTCTGATACCTGTGGATAAGTGGATGGCATTCAGTGAAAAGGGTGGCCTAAAAGGTAGTATCGACATCCTACCGCTAGATGTAATAGCTGCTACGCTCATCAACTGCTACCGGGCAAGAGAGGACATAAAGAGTCAAATCTACGAGATTACAGGCATATCTGACATCATTCGTGGTCAGACCAGTGCAAGCGAGACTGCAACTGCACAACAGATCAAGGGCCAGTATGCAGGGCTTAGACTTAGGTCAATGCAAGAAGAGGTAGCATTATTTGCATCTAGCCTGATTAAGCTCAAAGCGCAGATCATGTGTACCAAGTTCCAGCCACAGACACTATTGCAGTACGCTTCTGCACAGCAGATGTCTGAGGCAGATCAACAATTGATACCACAGGCTATAGAGCTTCTTAAAGACAAGCCACTGGCTAACTTTAGAATAGATGTAGAGGCTGACAGTCTGGTGCAGTTAGATGAAGATCAGAACAAGCGCAACCGTGTAGAGTTCTTAACAGCGTTTGGCGGCTTCTTAGGTCAAGCCTTACCTGTAGGCCGTGAATCACCTGAGATGATACCAATGCTCGTAGAGGTGATGAAGTTTGGCATAGGCGCGTTTAAGCAAGCAGAACCTATCGAGGGTACTCTTGATACAGCCTTAGAACAGATGAAGGCAGCATCACAGCAGCCACAACAGCCGCAGCCTGACCCTGAGCAAATGAAGATGCAAGCACAGCAACAGTCTGAACAGATGAAGATGCAAGCAGATGCACAAGCTGCTCAGATGAAGGCACAGATCGACGTACAGGCTCAACAAGCACGAGTACAGGCAGATATGCAGATCGAGCAGATGAAGCTACAGGCAGACGCACAGCTAGAGCAAATGCGCCAGCAAATGAAGATGCAAGAGCTACAATACCTAGATCAGTTTAATCGCTACAAAGCAGAACTAGACTCATCTACTCGCATCATGGTCGCAGAGATAGGCGCAAAAGCACAGGTAGATAAGGTTCGTGAGGCAGAAGAGGCCGCAAATACTGAAGTAGCTATCGTTCTGGGGCAAGCATGAGACAGTCTTGGGTATATATAGACGGAGAAGCTGTAGAGGTAGGTTCGGTGCAACATGATGCTAAGGTCTACATCATGCCTGACATAGCTCCTTACAAGTCTATGGCTGATGGCACAATGATTACTGGCAGGGCTATGCACCGTGAGCATTTAAGGAAGCATAACTGCTTTGAAGTCGGTAACGAGACTATGACAAGTCGCGCACCTGTCGTAAAAGATACACGCAGAGAAGTATTAAGCGCACAATTAGCAAATATGTCGCACAGCCAAGCTAACAAGCTATTGGATCGGATGCGAGATAACCAAAGGTTTACCAATAACCCCCACAGGGAGAAATAAATGGATATGCCAGAGTCAGTACCCGATACAAATGTAATAGATAGAAAAGAACTACTAGCACAGCAGTTTGATGAATTAGAAGCAGAACCTAAAGCTGAACGAGTACGCAGTGCTGATGGTAAATACGCACCAAATACCCCTGTAGAAGCTCCAGAAGTAGTAGAAGAGCCTCCAGTATGGCAAAGAGCGCCAGCATCATGGAAGAAGGATTACCATGAGGAATGGGCAGCAGCATCGCCAAAACTACAAGAATACGCATGGCAACGTGAAGAGCAGATGAGGGCTGGTGTTGAGCCGCTTATATCTAAAGCTCAGTACGCTGACGAGATGGAACGGGTAGTACAGCCGTATCTCAATACGATAAACGGTCTAGGAATTAAGCCTAGTGAAGCCATTAGCGGGTTATTGCAAGCAGATAACATACTACGCAACGGCTCACCACAGGAAAAGGAATACTACTTTGCTCAGTTGAGAGAGCAATATGGCATGGGTGCTGCAAATCAGGATGGTGTGCAACAAGCACCACAGCATGATATAGTATACGGACTACGCAACGAGTTAAACTCAGTGCGCGGCGAGATGCAGCAATGGAAGCAAGAGAAGGAAGCTGAATCTAGCAAGATTATGAATAGCGAAATAGACTCATTCTCACAAAAGAAAGAGTATTTCGAGGAGCTTCGACCAGCAATGATCCAACTGCTACAAGGCGGTATGGCTAATACGCTGGATGAGGCTTACGACAAGGCATTACGCCTAGACGCTGACTTATACGATAGACAAACACAGGCTCAACAGGCTAGTGTAAACGTCCAGAAGATAGGTATGGTAGACAAAGCGGCGAAAGCTGCTAGGGCGGCAGCGGTTAGCGTTAAAAGCTCCACACCCGGAGTAGCGACAACGACCAAAGCGCAAGATAGGCGCTCAATGTTAGTAGAGCAATTTGCTAACCTAGATGAGCGTTTTTGATAACTTAAACTGAGGAGTAAATTATGGCCTTCGCCAATAGTTCAGTTTCAGACATCATTGCGACTAACATTCAAAGTCGTACGGGTGAACTGGCTGACAACGTAACAAACAACAACGCACTACTGCGCCGCTTGAAAGATCGTGGCAATGTAAAAACCTTTTCTGGTGGGAATGTTATCCTTCAGGAAATCATGTATTCAGATTCGGCAACTAACAACACCAATAGCTATTCGGGCTATGAGGTATTGAATGTTTCGCAAAACAGTCCTATCAGTGCTGCTCAATTCTCAATCACCCAATACGCTGCTGCTGTTTCTATCAGTGGCTTGGAAATGATTCAGAACAGCGGTAAAGAGGCAATCATTGACCTGCTTGACGGTCGTATGAATGTTGCTGAAGCTCAATTGGCTAACCGTATCAGTGGTGACTTGTACCTTGACGGTACTGGCAACTCGGGAAAAAATCTCACCGGACTCGGGGCCGCTTGTCCCGATAGTCCAAGCAGTGGAACCTACGGTGGGATTAACCGCGCCACATATAGCTTCTGGCGTTCAGTTGCGTTCAGTGGAACTACCAATGGTGGATCGGCTACATCAGCATCCAACATTCAAGGTTACATGGACTCACTAGC